AACCACTTTTATCGAATGTGGCATGATGCCGAACGGGGGCAGAATGAGTATACTCCAACAGAAGTTCACTGGTCTGAAGTACCAGGCCGAGATAAAAAATGGAAAGAACAAACTATAAGAAACACAAGTAAACAACAGTTTGCTATTGAGTTTGAATGTGAGTTTTTAGGATCTGTTGATACATTGATATCAGCAGCAAAGTTGAAAGCAATGGTATATGAACAACCTGTAGAGGAAAATGGAAAGTTAAAAATATATGAGAAACCTTATAGTGGAAGAGATTATATTATAACTGTTGATGTAGCAAGAGGTATCTCAAAGGATTATAGTGCCTTTATAGTTGCAGATATAACTGAGTTTCCATATAAGATTGTGGCAACGTATAGAGATAATGAGATCAAACCTATGTTGTTTCCTTCTATCATACATGACATAGCAACATCATATAACAATGCTTATGTTCTATGTGAAGTAAATGATATTGGAGATCAGGTGGCATCTATATTGTTCTATGATCTTGAGTATGAGAATTTGCTCATGGTTGCTATGCGTGGTAGAGCAGGTCAAATAGTTGGATCAGGATTCTCTGGTGTCAAGACACAACTTGGTGTCAAGATGAGTCAGGTTACTAAGAAACTTGGTTGTTCTAACCTAAAGACTTTGATTGAAGAAGATAAACTTACTTTCATGGATTATAATATTATAAGTGAACTGACCACATTCATACAGAAGAAACAATCATTCGAGGCAGAGGAAGGTTGTAATGATGACCTTGCTATGTGTTTGGTTATATTTGCATGGTTGGTAGCACAAGACTACTTCAAGGAGATGACAGATCAGGATGTTCGTAAGAGAATATATGATGAGCAAAAGAATGCTATAGAACAAGATATGGCACCATTTGGATTTGTTATGGATGGATTAGAAGATGATTTAGATCTTGTTACTAGTGATGGTGAGAATTGGAAGAAGGCAGATGAGTATGGAGATCGTTCATACATGTGGGAGTATAATTAATGATTGAACCTAAGTGTCTGGTTGGAGAAGGATCATTAGCTTTCTCTGCTACTGGTCACTTGCTTCCATGTTGTTGGTATGATAACCATAAGAAGAAATTTATACCACAACTCATACAAGATAAGTTCATAGGGCAACCAATAGATAAGATATTGGAGTCTGAAGAATGGACAGAGTTCATCAGTAAACTGGAGAACGAACCTGAATTACTTCCTCATGGTGCATTTGAAAATTGTTATAGGTATTGTAAATGCGAAAGTTCCGTACCGTAAATGTTGATCTAGGAAACGTATGTAGTTTACAATGCCCTGCCTGTGCTAGGACAATGTTTCGTGATGGTAGAAATGGATATGAGAAAGGTAAAATACCAGGCAGACCATTACCATTATCAGAAATAGAATCAATAACTGATTACTTTGAGGTAATTACTTTTTGTGGTCAGAATTCTGACCCACAGTTTCATCCTGACTTTCATAAGATACTGAAGATATGTACAAGGAAGAATAGATCAGTTAGAGTTCATGTTGCTGCTACAGGTAAACCAAAGAGCTGGTGGACTCAAGCATTTATGCTTTCTATGAAACATGATGTTACATGGATTTTTGGTATAGATGGGTTGCCAAAAGATAGTCATAAGTATAGGATCAATCAAGATGGTGAGTTCTTATATGAGATGATGTTGAGATGTGCTAAGTATAAAATCAAAACTGTTTGGTCTTATATTATTTTCAATTATAATGAGAACAATATACAAGAGTGTAGAGATATAGCAAACAAACATGGTATAGATTTTGAACTTGTAAATTCATGTAGGTGGTATAACGAGACAATGAAATCATACAAACCTAGCGATAACTTTGTAGAACTATCCAATGATTTCAGGCAACAAAGTGTTCGTAACAGTGAAAAAACCTAAATAATTTCAGTCAAAATCTAGGGAACAGCAGGGAGTAAGAATGGCACTTCGATTAGCATCTCCAGGTATTTCAGTAAGAGAGGTCGATCTTACTCGTGGTGGCGTGGATTTCACGCTCAACGTTGTGGGTGGTATTGCTGCTCCGTTTAAGAAAGGACCAGTAAACGAGATTACCAGAATTAATAATGAAAAAGAATTAGTTGAGGTTTTTGGTGAACCAGGCGTAGGTACTACAGATTTTCATTATGAAACTTGGTATGCAGCTTCAAACTTCTTATCATATGGTGGTAAGTTGGATGTAGTTCGTAGTGCTGGTGGTGATCTGAATACCGCAAACGCAGGTGTTTCAGCAGCAAGCACAACACTTCTTTTAGAGGGATACGAGGATTATGTAAACAACCAAGCAGATGATACAACTTGGTTATTTGCAGCAAAGAACCCAGGTAACTGGGCAGAAAATATAAAGGTCGCTGTTATTGATAACGTAGCAGACCAAACAATTACACCTACCTTACAAACAGGTACTATTGCATCTAACGTTACAGTTGGATATGGTGTTACTCAAGCATTAACTGGAACTACAGTTGGTGTTGGTACAACTGCAGCAGCATCAGGTATCTTGAAAGGTATCGTTACTGCAAAGACTACAACATCATTTGATGTAAGGGTTGTAAGTACAGTAATAGGTGGAACAGAAACATTAGTAGATTATCAACAGAATTCACAGTTTGAATTCAAGACTGGCACGATGTTGAATGTCGTGAACAACAGTGGATCAACTGTAGCAAAAGGATCAACCATTACATCTGTAGATTGGTACAATCAACAAAACATTCTAACGAGTGTTGCTGATGGTGGATCAGACTTTACTACACTTTCTTGGAAGTCGGTACTAAACAAACCAAGAACAAATAACTTCGTTACTAGAAGAGATGGTTCAAACGATGCTCTTCACGTTGTTGTTATAGATGCAGGTGGTGGAGTAACAGGTGATGTAGGATCAGTTTTGGAGAAGTTCCCGAACTTATCTAAAGCATCTGATGCTACAACTGCAGGTAATGCTAAGATTTACTGGAAAGATTACATTGCTGATAACTCAAAGTATATCTTTGCAGGTCATCAACTAACTTACGGAACCAATGCTCAATGGGGTACATCTCCAATAAAATCTGGATTTAGTTCAGGTTTCACTGGAGTATCAAATAATGCTGGTGCATGGGGTCAAGAAGCAAAGAACATCAAGTTCACTTCTATTGGTAATGCCAAGTACGATCTAACTGGTGGTCTTGATTACACAGGTGTAGGACTTTACAATGCTCCATTAGGAGACATCCTAACTGCATATGATAAGTTTGCTGATCCAGTAGACAGTGACATTAGATTCTTACTTCAAGGTGGTGCTTCACTTACTAAAGAAGAAGAGCAAGCAAAGGCAAATAAACTAATACAATTAGCAGAAGGTAGAAAGGATACGGTTGCAGTTATATCTCCTAACAGAGCATCAGTTGTGAACGTAGCAAGTTCTGCAGATCAACTGAAGAATGTACTTGGATTCTTTGCACCACTAACTTCGTCATCATACGCTGTGTTCGATTCTGGATACCAGTACATGTATGATAGATTCAATAAGAAGTTTGTTTGGATGCCAGCTTCTGCTGATATAGCAGGTTGTATGGTAAGAACAGACAGGGACTTCTTCCCTTGGTTCTCACCTGCTGGACTTCAAAGAGGTGGATTAAACTTCGCTATCAAACTAGCATTCAATCCTGGTGCAGATGCGAGGGATGAACTCTATTCAAATAGAGTCAACCCAATCACATCCAAACCTGGTGACGGTATTATCCTATTTGGGGATAAGACTGCACTTTCTTACGAATCTGCATTTGATAGAATCAACGTAAGAAGATTGTTCATTACAATTGAACAAGCAATCGAGAACGCTGCTAAGTCAGTACTCTTTGAACTTAACGATGCTGGAACTCGTTCCAACTTCGTAAATATCGTTGAACCATTCCTAAGGGATGTTCAAGCGAAGAGAGGAATACAGGACTTCCTACTTATTTGTGATGACACTAATAACACTCCTGATGTTATTGACAGGAATGAATTCCTCGCTGACATCTATGTCAAACCAGCACGTTCGATCAACTTCATCGGACTGACTTTCGTAGCTACACGCACTGGAGTATCCTTCAGTGAAGTTGTAGGAACTGTGTAATAGGAGACCCCCACAATTATGGCATTAGACAAGAACATTTT